TCTATGACAGACCCTCTGACTAATCATATGCTTAAGTTGAAAAGGGGTTGCACTGATAATAAGTATGTTTCTTAGTCCTTGAGGAGCCGCGTACCCGGCAGAGTCATTGCCAGTATCTTCTGCGAATGACTTATAGCCTTCCATAGCAGTCTTACAGTATCTTAAATAGTCTTCTTCTAGTCCAGCCTCCATAATCTCATAAGGTATACAGAAATCAGCCTCGTCAGAATAATCACTATACTGTAGAGAAGCACTCATAAACTTTACTTCATTTTGATGTCGGGTTATTTGAGCTAGAAAACGTCTTGATGCTCCTACTACAGCAATATGAATAACTCCGAACTTCTGTATAGTTGGATGAGGCAGGGCACACATATTTTTTACTGTTGCCGGCTTATAGCTTTGAGTTAGCAGTCCATATAAGTCTGCCATATTTTTTATCTTATGTCCTCGTTGAGTAAGACGAGCACAGAAAACCATCATTTGTTCAGCAGCCTTTACGGCTTCAGGGTTTAAAATATTTACTTGTATATTCTTCATATAGCCTCCAGAGCTCCATATTTGACCCGTATCACATTTTTAGCTTAGGGCCTATATCTGTATATCCCTAATTAAGAAAACGCGATACGGGCTCACCAGGAGCCTCAGAATCATATAAGAGACCTTTAAGCAATAATAAATAGTTTATCTGGTCCGTGAGCTTTTCAAGCCATAGGTCGTTATCTTTACAGTCATTCTCAATCATTTCAAATAGACTTATAGTGTGCTTCGACATTTGACCGCCAAGAGCTTGTATAGGAGTACGATGTAATACGCTTCCTGCAGTTTTAAAGGCAGAGAGCCGGTCTCTATCATCTGGCGCATACTCTTTTCCTTTAGTCTCTAAGATAGCGCGACAAATTCCAAACTGTTCTTCTACTAAGTCATTAAAGTCTTGAGTCTTCATGTAATCACCTCAGACCAATTTTACTAACAAGTTACTAACGTTATCAACAGAAATATCAAAAAATTAATAAAAAGTTTGCAATTCAGTCATAAATCTGTTATATTCTACTTGTGAGCAATTTCGTCACAGCATAGGGCATACATCGACGCAGGTCAGACAAGACGATATGAGAGTAAAAAGCAACCATTCAATCCCTGATGGTTGCTTTTGCTTTTTATATACCGTAAAATGTCTTTAGCTCGTGTTTTAATGCTTTACCTGCTGCCTCAATCTCTTGGTCTTTAGGTCTGTAAACATTCTTCCACTGATTTTGAATGGCGTTCTCTAGCATTAATCTCTGCACATTAATATTACCGTTAGACAGTTTTTCAACTCTAGTAAGGAGCATCTTTAAGCCTCGCATGCTTATTGGTGCTCCTATTTCTTTTCTCATTTCTAAATAATCATTAAATAATGACCATGTAGCCGCGAATGCGTGCTCCTTTATATATAAATTTAATTCATTAGTACTTACTTCTTCAGTACTTAATTGATTAGTATTTAATTGTAGCTGATTATCTACTACTAGGTTTTCCATATCTGCATTATCCACATATAGGTTTTCTATAACTGGAGTTTCGTATATTACATACTCGTACTGAAAATGTCCTTTTTCATTCTGTAACTTATTGATTTTCATATAGCCGTGCGCTTCAAGCTCTTTCATTGCATTTCTTACAGCTGTAATACTTTCTTTACAAATTGATACTAAACCATTAATAGAATAATCCCAGTCATCTGGAAGTGATAAACAAACTGCTAGAAGCCCTTTAGCTTTCATAGAAAGTTGTTTGTTGCGTAAAAACTGATTTGACATTACTGTGTAATTGCGATTTTTCTCTACTCTTAATACCGTTGACATAATCTATCATCTCTTTTCTCATTTAATAGATTCATTGTATCGTGCCAGAATGTCAAAATACACCTTTATTTTTTTGACAATACTGTTAAGTCAATATTTTCAAGCAATACCAGAACATTAAAACGTATAATTATTCGCTGAAAATGAATGGAATTTAGGGGCTCCCGACTGGTTAGATACACGTTAAAGTAAGTATATGGAAAACATTTCCAGTATCTAACGAAAAGAGGAATATAGAATGTCAGTAAGATTAATAGCAGTAAACAGTTATGTTAAGGCTCTACAGAAGTCAGGAATGAAGCAAAGAAGCGAGGTTGACTACATGAGCTGCCTTAAATCAAAGCTTTATCACATCCAAGGTGATAAGGTATTATTCAGAACTTATATAAATGATATTGAGTATTGGGAGTATGCTTTCAAGCGTGCCGGCGTTGGTAATATTGAATATGTATACACTACTTTCGGTTGCGAAGAATAGAAAAGAATAGAAAAGACTGCGGAAAAATACCGCAGTCTATTTTTTTTTATTCAGTTGTAATAATCTGCTTGATTTCCTTAACGTCGTTCTCAATCACACCAAGGCGCTCTGCATAGACTGTTAAAGTCTCAATAGCTTTCTCGTTTACTAAGCGATTCTCCGCGATTTCTGTCATAAGTTTCTCTTCACGAGCTACTGACTGTTGATAGATTTTCCAAATGAAGAAGCCCATCGCAATTACTAAGGCAATTGGAAAACCAAGTGTTGCTATTAATTCTGTTATTACTCCTAGTTCCATATTATTTCCATCTTCCTTTCACGTCATAAGATAATAAGTGTGCTCTTGAGCTCGTTGAACTCATAGAATTTAGCTGATAGCTGCCAGTCTTAGTGGTACTTCCTGTAGTGTTAGAAGGAAATACAATACACCAAGATTGGCCCGTAGGCATCGTCTGTACAGTCACAGAAGGCCTAGCCGCGAAGGTAAACGGAAAACTTAAGTTAGTTGATGATAGTTCACCTGAGCTATACCAGCTAGCATTTGTTGAGGTTGATACTGCAGTGGTTACAGATAGTGTTCTCCAGCATTCTGCTGTACCGTCTGACCACTTTCTATATGACCAGCCAGAGTCATTTAGTCTTTGTTCTACGATAGTAGGTACTGCAGCTTCATTGATAGTTACTGGAACATAGAAGGCAAAGTCTGTTCTACTCCAGTCAAAAATAGGTACGGCCGCGAGAATAGTGTTGACTTCTAAAGGCTCATGAACTACTTCGTCTGATACCATAATTCTAAGGTCATAAACGTTTAAGTATTTAAGACCGTGACTAGCTGCATTAAGGTTTAGAGTATAAGTATAGTCAGTGCCATTTAGTTCAAAGCTATTGCCGTAGTAAGAAGCACTTGTAGCATAACCTACATCGTAGTGATTCCACTCGCCGTTATTCTCAGCTATATCAAAGCTGATACGCATTTTATTTTCTTTAAGGCCAAAGTCGCCACTGAAGAATTTACCTGTGATAGTTACTGTAACATCTCCATCACCAGTCATAGGGGTTGCAGTAGCACTACTAGTAAGCTTTACGTAAGGAACATAGTTACCTACATTGGTACTAAACTGCATTGTCTCTTGATGAGTTCTACCATAGTTATCAGTGATAGCGAAGTCAAAATGTGCTTCTGTCTCACCGCCAGATACGGTTGTGAAGTCACCCGTAGGACCAAACTTATTAACGCCACCGTGAGTACAATATTGAGTCTCAATAGTAGCTCCCTTATGAGATTGACCGCCTGTTTTAAAGTAAGGTTTAGATACATATCTGACTAGCGTTCTATTATTACCAGTAAGATATTGTATAGTCTCTGCATCAGTATCATAAACGTCTGTATCTAAGGTAGGCATATAGTTTATGATACTTAGATTTACATAGTCAGAAGGCTCTCTATAAGTAAGACCATCATCTGTAGATACAGACTCAATAAAGAATCTCACTCGCTTTGTAAGTAAGCCTTGGTCCTGAATGGTCCAGAGTTGCTTTATCTCATCTTCTGTAAAGGTAAAAGTATGATTGCCTGCACCAGTAACCTTATGTAAAGTAGTAGTCTTAGTATTAGCAGTTCCGTCTAGTGATAAATAAATATAACCAGTAGTACCGCTAGGCACAGCATAACCAATTACCGGCGAATCTTCATCAGTAAAGTCAGGTGCAGAAGTTATAATAGCGTGCTTAGAAATAGGGTCTAATGTGATATAGTCAGTTCCAACACTTCCACTATAACCAAAGTTCTCTGTACTCGTTGTTGGTGTGGTGTCAGGTAAAAATACATCATCTATACGTATACTGCATGAAAAATAACCTGTCTTAGTTCCATCTGCCTCATGAGGTACTACGGTAGTGCCGGATGCTATAGTTTTAGTTTCACCTACTAAAACTTCTATATAAAGATTATCTAGTGACGCAAAGGTCTTGCCACCATACGTTAACTTAAAGTCTGTAAAGGCACTGCCATAACCAGTATTACCTACAACAATACCAGTAGCATTTTGCATCCAAGTGTTATTACTAATATATCGGCGAGTGTACTCAAAACCTTTTAATTGTACTTTTACTGACCAGTCAATCGTACTCGAACCGCTCACAATGTCTTGGCTTTTTATAGCCCAGTCTAAAATAAATACAATATCGCTTTCTGTCTCAGTAGCAGAGTCATAATGCTTATCAGCCACGTCAAATACACGATAATACTTATGTGTTCCCTTATTCATTTATTAACCTCCTGCTTTACCTATCCAGAAGCACGCAGTTCTATTTCCACGGTCTTCCATTCGGCTATTCTCACCAATAATAAGGAATGTATAAGCATGTAAGTCGGCAGCTTTAACACCTTCACTATTAGCTGTTAACACTTCTTTAGTGTGTTCATAGATTCTCATACCATTTTCAGTAACAGTAGTGTTAATGCTACTGTCTGCTGCACTGATATTTAAACCTTCATCATCAAATGTGTATTTCTTAGAAGAAGTAATAACCTTGTCAACGCCTTCTTCTATCTTCTGAGCTACTGTAATTTCTACAGCATCTTTATCTAACTTAAGAGATACGTCTTTAGATAGAGTATCAATTCGGCCGTTAGCTTGGTCTGATACATGTTCAATGTCATCTTCTAAGTTAACTACTTTTTGTTCTACAGAAGTCACTGAAGCCGCTATCTGTCCTGAAGTTACCCTAAGTGAAGCTACATCATTTTGAATAGTTTCCTGAGTAGCTACCACTTCACCCAAGTCATTAGAAATGGTTGTAGTAGTTTCTTTGAGTGTACTTACTTCCTGATTGATAGCCTGAGAAGTAAGCTGTAGTTGAGATATATTCTCAGTGTGCGTTGAAGTAGTTGCTTTAAGGTTTGCTATATCCCCTTCAATATCACTCAAGTCGATACCTTCAAGAGCTTCTTCAATCTTACCGGGAAGTACCTCGTTTACAATGTCGCCTACATATAAAGTGATATTCTTCTCAATCTTATCTACACGAGCAAAAGTCTGGTTAATCTTCTCACCGATAGTAATTGGGTTAGCAGCTGTAGTTCTATCAGTGTCAGGGTTATACTCCCAGTCAGAATTCTGACTGAAGCCGCCATTGTAGGTAAATGAGTCTTCTAAGATATAAGTATCTATATATGTACCGGCTTCTTTAGTCTCTACCTTAATCTTGTCGCCAATCTCAGTTAAGAAATTACCACGCCATTTAAGAGTAAACGGAACTATAGTAAGTCCGGTTATTCTGTTTATAGATGCCTGCAGAAGTACGTCAAGGTCAGTTCTGTTATTCCAGAATGGATTCTCTCTAACATACTGAGTGATACCAGTGTTATCACCCGCGAATAAGTTCTCACCGAGTTCAGTCGCACTCACTATCTTAGAAATAGTTACTGGCAGACCAGTGGTAAGCTCAAAGTAATCTTTCTTGTTGACAGTAAGTACCGCATCACTGCTCTTATCTAGTCTCTTAAATACTAAATAGTCTCTGTAGTCAACATAATAGATAGTTTGAGTAGCTTCCGCGATTGAATTTAATACTGCTCTTAAGGTTGTATCGTCCGTTAAATTTGCGCCTTTTTCATAGCTTGTATCAAAACCGGCTGTAACCACAAATCCGGATAGCCCCAGAAGGCTCGTAATTGCCCTTACAACGTCTCTTATTGTATAGGGAGTAGAAATACCTAGCTCACCATAAACGTGTGATATAGACGAATCTAGGGCGTCGTAGGACGTTACTGTAATAATGCTTGTCTTCTCGTCCCTTACCGCGTCCTTAACATAAAATGATGGACACACTCTTGCATAAGCACTTGTGCTATTAGCTCGGAACGAAGTTTGTAATTTGTTGCCTTTCAGAAAAACTAACTCACCGGCTTTATCCACGATTTTCACAGTGGCCTGTTGGCAAATGCCATAGCCGAAGAATTTACCCTTCTCACCGATTCTTGTTACAGTGATTTCCTGTAGTTTGTCAGTCGGTAGAAATGTATCTAGTAAGGTAGAGCCGTTGTATAACCCTACCTTACCTTCAATCTTTCTGAGAAGGGCATCATTCATGGTTGAGTAATTGCTACTAATCATAAATGCCCCTCCTTATAGTTCTATAAAGTTTAAACTCATTGGTTTATAAATAGTCTGGCTAACATTGTAATACTCAGGTTCCGGAGTACCTGTGTAAGTGCTAGCTGTCTGAAGTGTATTAGTTCGTGGGTCTAAGTAAGATATACTAACTTGGAAGTTTGCTATAGCCGCGAGAAATTCTTGCATCTCCGCGAATGTAGTATGTCTTAGAGTTACGTATATCTTTCTTTTCATGTTTATAACGTCTAGCACAGTATCACCTGCAGCATTACGGCCGCTGTTATCACTTACTAGCGTTTCATAGCCGACCTTCAGGGCTGAAACCAGCCCTGAGAAGTCTTTGCTACCAATTTTAAATATTGTCATATTACCCTCCTTATCCCATCACTAACTGGAGTGCACCAGTCTGTCTAGTGATATTGTTTATAGAGTTGATATTTGCCCAGCCAAGTTCCTTACCGTCGAGCATTAGGACAATCTTAGAAGGTCCGCTAGTTCTAGATAAGAGTTTGTCTACGAGCTTATCCATCCAAGCAGTGTTATTCTCAAGAGGAACGACTGCTTCTTTACCTTGCTCACCAATCATAGCGAGCGTAGCACGGTCAACAATACCACCTTTAGCAAGCTTAGGAATCTGAGGTACGCTGATAGTAGGCAACCAGCTAAAAGGTTTAATACCAACAATCTCTACGTTCTTAATACTTCTAAGGGCAGAGTTAATGCCGTCAAACGGAACTTTAATGACTTTGTTGATACCTTCAATAATCTTATTAATAACAGCCTTTAAGCCACTTAAGATACCGTCCTTGATACCATCAAATATCTTACCGCCTGTAGAGAATACATTCTTAACCTTAGTCCAAGCAGCACTGAATGTGTCGTTGAACCAACCGCTTACGTTACCAAAGCCAGCTTTAATGTTGCTCCATACGTTAGCGAAGCCTGTCTTAGCATTCTTAAATGCGTTAGTAGTGTTAGTGTAAGCATTACTGAATGTAGTGCTGAACCAGCTACCAGTAGCACTAAATGCGCCCTTAATATCAGACCATCTATCACCAAACCAGCTACCAACTGACTTGAATGCACTATGTACACCGTTCTTAGCCGCAGTGAATTTCTCACTAAACCAAGTACCAACATTACTGAATGTGTTTCTGATACCGGCCCAGAGGTCCGCGAACCACTGACCAACAGAAGCCCAAGCAGACTTAATGCCTTCCCAAGCATTTCTAAACAGATTACCGAACCACTCAGCAACACCCGCGAAGATGCCTTTGATTAAGTTCCAGATGTCTCCGAAGAATGCACCTGCTTCAGTGAACGGATATTTAATAGCTTCCCATGCAGCCTGTGCAATACCCACAATAACGTCCCAGATACCGCCGAAGATATTCTTAATACCTTCCCAAGCTTTTTCCCAGTCGCCTGTGAATACGCCAGTAATAAACTGAACTAAGCCCTTAATAACATCAATGACACCACCGATAGCATCAGCAATAAAGCCGACAACTTTTCCAATGTGTTCAATTAGACGGTCTAAGTACTGTTTAATGATAGGTACGATATTAGCTACAATCCAGTCTACAATAGGTGCGATAAACTCATTGTAGAGTTGTAGTAAGCACTCGCCGATTTCCATTACAGCATCTACAAACTTTCTATAGACGGGCTCAAGGTGCTCATTCCATAGTGTCTGTATGGTCTTAGTTACCTTATCGATAATAGGCTTGAAGAAGCTATCATATAGATTTTGTAGAGTGCTACGTACGTGGTCCATAGCCTGTGTCCACTTATCAATAAGAGGTTGACCATGTTCTTCCCAAGCGTCACCAATAGCCTCAAACATATCCATATAGATATTCTTGATAGTGTCTATTGCCGGGATAATTAGAGTCTCAGTTGCATCTTTAGTGATAGCACCGAATAACTCAAAGTTTTTACCTGTCTCCTTAATAGCAAAACCAACAATGTCAGTAAGCGCAGGAGCTAGGTTAGTACTGAAGGAATTTACTAATGAAGGCACGAAGTCGCCTAGAACGTATTTACCAACAGACACTAAAGAATCTTTAATATCTGTTCCGCCCTTAACGAAGTTACCCTTAGCATCATTCCATGCTTGTTTAATAGTCTCAAAGCCGCTAGACCAAGCTTCTATAGTAGGAGCGAAAACATCTTTAAGCTCTGCGCCTATTTTCTTCATAGTCTCAGCGAGGCCGTTACCCTTCTTCTCAGTCTGCTCAACTTCCATAGTGAATTGCTGAGCGCCAACCTGAGGAGCCATATAACCGGGTTCACTTGAACCTGCACCACCACCTGAACTACTTGAACCGCTACCGACTACATTAAGCTCATCAAAGCCCATCATAGAGCGCTTAGCTTTTTCTGCAGACTTAGCAGCGTCATCTAAACCAGAAGCGAGGTTATTAGCACCATTAGCCGCTGAACCAATACCGGCACCAGCAGAGGCCATAGTAGAAATAGAACTTGAAGCACCTGTTACAGCGCCAAAGAGTCCCATAACCGCTTGAATACCCTGACTTACCCAGTTAACAAAAGAAGCAATAGCCGGAACTATAACATCTAATGCAGGTTTAAGAGCATCAAATAGTACGGCACTAAGGTTATTAAGCGCAGTCATTAGTGGAACACACGCTTGACCTGCACTCGCCATACTAGCATCTAGTCTAGCTTGAGATTCGTTATACTCTAAAAGTGATTTATTGTTTTTCTCGTATATTTCTGCTGCGTCGCTATATAGACCGTTAAGTGTACTTCTAATTAAAGCTTCACGCTCTGCGTAAGAAGTGGTCTTAGCCAACTTAGCATTGAATTCGTCTTCCGATACACCCGCCCAATTGAGCGCGTCAGCCATGGTTCCGGTCACTTTGCCGACTCTGGCAGTTTCATTTGCGGCTTCAGTTAAGCCCTCGATAGGAAGGCTATCTCCGAAGGTTGCATAGATACCTTGACAGACCTTCGTCCATTCTGCTAACTCTTGTTGGTTAGTGGTTAACTTAGCGAGATGGGCCGCTGCTTCTGCAGACTTATCTGTATCACCTAAGAATCTAAATAAACCATTATAAGATTCTGCTGCTTGTTGGGCAGTCGACCCCATAGAAAGGAAGGCAGTATTTAGTTTTGCTTGAGCTTTTTGGAAGTCAAGTGAAGCTTTACCGAGTTTTACTAAAGCAACACCGACAGCAGCAATAGCAGCAACAGCTGCAGCAGCTGCAATTCCAATGCCCTTGAATGCGGCACCTACGCCTTTAGAAGCACCCTTAGCGCTACCAGAAACTCCGCCGAGTTCTTTCTTAACGCCTTGAATGCCTTTCTTGGCTTCTGCAGTGACCGCAGTTATTATAATTTTTAACTCTTCATTCATTCATTTGCCTCCTTATCGAATTTTGAATTAAAGGATTCTGCAAACTGTATGAATCTTATTGCTGATAACTGAGCCATCTGTTCTTCTCTCTCTTCTTCTTGTTTCTTAAGCTCATCAAAGAAAAGTTTAGGATATACTTCATATAGCTCAGGGAAGGGATTCTCTTCACTACTACCTTGCATTGCTCGGCCTATAAGTAAAGCCAGAGTATAGTCCATAGTAGCTCGCTCTTTTAGTCTGTGCTCTTCTTGGCGCTGTTTACTATCTATGAATCTTTCTAATTCACCAATAGTCATGTCCCAGAATTCAGCTTCAGTAAGACCCCAGTCAAGAGCGTTATCGAGCATCTTCCATATTAAATCACTATATAAAAAGGGAGTAGGAGAGGTTGAACTACTCCCACTCCCTTCAATTAGTTTTTTTCGGAGTCAGTATCTTCGCCCTTAGGTACAATGCCTGAAGCCTTGTAAATCTCCATGATTACTTTAACGAAGTCGACTGAAGTGTTGCCATCTTCTAAGTAAGCATCAAAAATATCATAAGCATCATTTAGCGTAATACCGTGGTTGTATGTCTGAAGTGAAGCATGTAAAATAACTACCATTGCAGACACTGTAGGAATGTTTTCTCCGTCAGCACCGAAAATCATAATTGGGTTGCAGCCGAGTTGCTTCTCAAGAGCAACTGTATTTCTAGTGTTAAGTCTTAACTTATATTCTTTGTTACCTGCTTTAAAATCGTAATACATCATTTTAAAATTCTCCTTTTAATTAAATAAGTCAGGGAGAAGAGGAGAGGTAAGAGAACTTCTCCCCGACTCCCATTAATGGGCTAATTAAGCAAATACAATCTTGCTCTCAACAGATACGTTAAGAGTATATGTAAGTGCGCCGTTAGGTGCAGCAGCACCAAGTTTAACGGAAGGTGTACCAGTAAAGGTAGCTTTCTTACCGTTCTTAGGAAGTGCAACTTCCCAGCTCTGAGAATCAGTAAGAGCTGCGAGCTCAGTGAACTGTGTTTCCTCATAAAGGAACTTAAATGCAAGGTCCTGTGCAGAATCACCAAGACCAGAGATAGATTTCTTAACATCATCAGTTAAAACAGTTACGTCAATCTTCTCAGGTGCGTTGTTACCAATCTCAGGGATTTCCATAAGGTTAGTAAGAACTTTCTTAGCGCCTTCAGTACCATAAGAAAGAGTCATGTCTTTAGTTAAAATACCAGCCATAGTTTATAATCTCCTTATAATCAAATAGTTTCTAAAGCTTTTGCTTCGTAGGTTAAAATCTTCTGTATCATAGATGAGTTTCTATCATACAGTTCGCCTCCACTAGTTCTAGTAAAACCAAGTGAACGCATTTTCTTGTCAATCTTACCGGCTGTAGAATTCAGCACAGCAAGGTCTGTGCCCCATACCTTTATCTGAAATGATAAACGGCTATACTCAAGAGTGTCGCCACTCTCTTCTACTACGTTTGTGAGCTCCATATAGCTTATACACGGAGTCTTAGTATCTTTAGTAAGTGTTAGCTCGTGGTGTACGGGCAGAATCGTTTTGAGGGCTGTCACAATGTCTTTATTAAAATCAATCATGGCTTCTTACTAGTTAGCCCTCCTTTCAGTGTTGCTTTTATCTTTGCTCTATTATTCTCAAGTGCAGGTCTCATAAATGGTTGAGGCTTCTGTCCGCTCGTAGAGTGCCATTCTCCTTTATCGTCTTGATAACTCCAAGGAGTATCTGCTCTACCGCCTGCCTCAGCAAATAAGCCTGTACCGTATTCAACATAGGGCGCATACTCAAGTGGTGTAAAGACAATACCAACTTCGCCTTCTACCTTACTTGTTATGCTTCTTCTTAAAGCGCCTGTATCTTTAGGCGCGAGTTGCTTAGCCGACCTCTCTACTATTGCACAGCATTTCATAAGTGCCTGCTGAACGTTTACTCCGCTCGTTACAGAATCTAACATCTCAAGCACATTATCCATGCCTTCTACTTTTACATTCTCATCAGCCATAGACAGCTAGAAATACTTGCGTATATCTCCCATCTGGATTTACATACTGTACTTTTAGCTTTTCATCGCCGTACTGAATTACGTATGTATCTTTAATACTCTTATCCTGAGTCAAACCAATATAGCTTGCGTCAGAATAGCGAATATCATCTGTAACTGCTTTAGTGAGTGTCGTTATGCTAAGTTTTATTGTGCCCTGTACATCGGGCGTTATAGTAAGTTGGCCGTAGCCGTTATCCTCACCTAAAAGGAAGTACTCGTAGTCTTGCATACGTGAGTTAATCATAAGTACCTCCTTAAAGTGTTTTTACTCGTCTCTTACTATTAAGAATCTTCTTTATAGTGTCAGGGTAACCGTCTATATAACCTTCAGAAACACCGCTATAAGATTGATTGCTTAGTCCTTCAGTTCCCATACGGTTTAACTTAATAACTGCAATATCCTCAGCGACCATTGATAGTTCAACATCAATTTCTCGTTTACAGTAGGTTTCAATCTCCATAACCGCGCGTTTATACGCTAGGTCAATTTGTGCATCACTGTAATTGCTAGCAGAGTTACCCAACATCAATTTAATGTTTTCTATCATAGGTTACTCCTTATATTAGGGGCGGAGTTCCGCCCCATAACGTGTTTCTAATTAGGCTTTCTTAGCAAGCTTGATAGACTTAGTTTCGTCTACAAGTGCCATTACACCGTGACGCTCGTAAACAACAGTGTTGTCCTTGGTCTCGATGTCTCTATCCTGCTCAACGGAACCATCTTTCTTAACGAAGAACTTAACCTGGTCCTTAGCAGTGATGAATGCTTCACCCTCGCCGCAAAGCTTAGAGAACAAGCAAGGTACACCAGAGATAGTACCAAACTGGCCAGTGTAAAGAATCTCGCCCTGTCTAGAAGCCTTGTAGTCAGCGTCCTTACGGATAGCAGCACGAAGGTCAGTACCCATGATAAGGAACATGTCAGTTTCAACTTCCTTACCAATCTCAGCAAGAGCGTCTACAACTGCATCATAGTTGAAGTCAGTGTACTCGTGAGTCTTAGAAATCTTACGAAGCTCAGCAAAGTACTCATCCTTAATCTCATTAGCCATAACAACAGAAGCACCTGCAGTAGCTACGTCTAAGAGGTAAGGGTCCTGCATAATGTCCATATCGTTATAGTCGAAGGTTTGCTGATAACGCTTAACAGTGTACTTCTGAGGAACGAAGCTTACAGAACCACGAGTAGTGTTCTTAGCGCCCTTAGCAAGCTGTTCAACCTTACCAGTGTAAGTGTACTTATTAACAATTTTGTCAAGACCAGCTTCAGTAGTTAAGCTGTCATCACGAGTGAAAAGTGCGTTAACATCAAGATTAGAGTTAACTAAATCAGTCATCTTGTTCTCAAGAACAAAATTTTCATATCCTGTACCGATAGTTGCCATAATATTAAATCTCCTTAGTTAGTTAATTTTTTATAAAGTTCGGGATTGTTTCTATAAATGTTATTCTGCTCGGATAGAGGTAGCTTTCTAAATGATTCTTTTGTTAGCTCTGCACTGGAATTAGTTGCTGCGCCTTTTGGCGTGCCACCAGATGCCGCTAATCTCTTTTCTACCTCTGCCTTAACAGCAGCTTTAAACAATTTGTCTAATACATCAATCTTAGCTTGAGACTCTTCAATATCATCTGTAATAGTGATAATGTCAGCGAACTCTGCGCTAAGTCCACGCGCGCCCAGAACAGACTTAAGCTCACTCTTATTGTTAGCTATATCTCTGTCTCTAAGCATTTCCTCAAGCTCTTTAATACGCTCATCTTTCTCAGCTTTCTCTCTAGCCTCATCATCGAGTTTAGATAGACTAAGCTGCTTAGCGAATTTCTTCTCTTGAGTCTTAAGTGCTTGGCTTACTCTCTTATCAGTCTCGCTCTGCAGTAGCGCCATGACTTCTTCCTGAGTGTAAGTCTTTGCAGTAGTTTCTTCTACTTGAGTTTCCGTTACGTTGGTTTCATTAATTTCCATATTATTCTCCTAACAAGTTCTAGTCAGTGCTAGCCCTTAAATGTATTAGTTCTTAGTTAATGTCCAAGCCCTAAATGACATATTTATTCGACAACAGGAACTATGCAACATCTGCAATTAGGGTGAGCTGGGATAGGCACATGAGCGCCCACTGGGTATTTCTTCTGATGAAGCTTGCCGCAGACGTCACATCGGCGCTCATCTTTATCAGCCCATATCTCTACTTGCTGTATTCCATAGTCTGTGTATCTCTGTTTGGCTGCTTCTGTTTGAATGTGTGCTAACTCAGTTCTGACTAATGTATCAGCCCTGCTGTAGCTCACTCCAAATCTATCTTGAAGCAATTTCTTTAATTGAGTGGTCTTCTTACCGGTTACTACACAATGTATTAACTGCTCATCTAAGGTCTGCTGAAGGAGTTGAGTATTAGTCCATATTCTCTGACTCCAAGACTTACCATCGGCAGCCCAAACCGCGTTCAGTACCTGCGATACCGCCACACTATCAATGGTACTGAACGCTTTTAGACCTTTTATATTTAAGGAGTTGTAAGAATTCCAATAGGCAATCTCAAATAACTTTGACATCATTGCTGTAAGCTTTGAGCCAGTCTTAGAGCACAGTTTTCTTATCTGTGCATTCATAGCCCAGTACTTATCCATAGCGTATAAGGTAGCAGGACTAATAGCTTCACCGGCTGCTGTCTTAGCGAGTAGTTCATTATAAAGAGCTTCATACTCTCTAATGACCTGTCTGCTAAGTTGCTGATAATACTTACGCACATGTTTGTCTATTTCTTTTTGGGTTTTAGCAGTTATCGCATTTTGTGCGTTCTGCATTCTATCCTGCCAATAAGCCATAATTCGTTACCTCTTGTATAATTTAGCTAATAATTATTCGTCCTCTGTAGTTTCTTCTTCCTGAGATTCGTCCTCAGACGCATCGAAAAGGTTGCCACCGAATAAGTCCATGTTTGACTCTTTCTGAGCCTTCACCTTTTCTAGCTCTTTTTGTACATCAGTAACAAAAGGAATCTGGCCAAGTAAGGTCTCATCAGAAACAGTACCCTTAAGACCGTTAACAATATTAACTATTGCAGCTTCATCAGCCGGAATGTTTCTCTTAAAGGAAATCTCAATATCTCTGAATACTTCTTCACCAAGTTTAAGAGAAGCAACACCACAAAGAATCTCAATACGTCTCTGAAGTGCTTTCTTAGCCTCAGCCTCAATAGTGCCTGCACGGGTTTCCATACCGGTTAAGCGATACTGAATAGCAATACCACTTGATACACCGCCTACAAAGCTCTCAGAGCTAAAGTCAGGACACTGAGCTGTTCTATAGATACTCTCATGAAGTCTCTTAAGAATATTCTCTACTTGAGCGTCATTAGCAGCCTTAGTAAGCCAATAAGCTTTAGCGCCAACTGGAAGCTGAAGCACTCTATTAGACTTCATAGTCTTAACAGTGTCCTCATCCATCTCAGCATCTTCAATTACTAAGTAAGCATCACAGAATGCAGCATAGTCATCTATTTCTGCACTTAATAGCTCGTTCACGCTGTCCTGCTCACTCATAATGCAATCAAAGATAGACTCTTCATTAGGCATTACTAAAATGTTTGCAGGGCACTGACCGAAGTAGTGAGGCTCTTCTTTAATGAATACCGGAACAGAAGCAAAACCTTTCATGTTGTAGTGCTTGATAGTTTTATCGTTATACACTACTACTTCATAGTCTTGGTCTTCATCGTCCCAGTCATTTACTTTATAGAATCTAACGAAATAGAGAAGGTCGGCTGTGAGGGAGTTGTCATATACGCCGAAGCAGGTCAGAGGGTCAATAAGTTTAAATCTAGTCTTAGCGTCAGAGTCAATAAACATCAACTCGTGGGCTACGCTATGTACTAGGGCTGTGTGCACTAACTGGCTATCTTGTGATTCAAAATCATTGTATCGCAAAATATCCATAATCTCCGTAATGTCATTAGCGCTGTTATAGCTAATATGACCGGGAGTGGCCAGATAACCTGTATAGCTATCTGTGATATTCTTACAGTAGTTTATTACTGTCTTATTACAAGGCTTACTCTCGTCTGTATACTTTTTGCTAAGTATCTCTTGAATGCCGTCGTAATAGTTCTTATACTTTTCAAGCTTAGGTAAGACCATAAGATTGAAGTGGTTTATCATCTTATATAGGAGGTCTGGCGTAAGCTCTCTATCTTTACTTAAATAAAACATTAGGCATTACACCTCCTCGTACACTACACCATATCTATCAAAGAGTGCTTTTACTTCTTCATTCTTAAGTATCTTCTTCTGTTGGCCTTGGTTAAGCTCGTTATAGACAGTCTGTAAGGCGTTCTTAGTTTCTTCTTTCAGTTCTTTAACTCTATTATATAAATCTTGTCTTAACATGTGTTATACCCCCAATTCAGCGAGTGCCGCTTCATAGTCTACATTTGTAGCAATCTCAGGAGTTGCCAACTCAGTAACATTACCAGCTTCATCTACTTCTACATAATTCTCAATAGTATCAGTAGGGCCGATAAATAAAGTTTTAACATACAGATGTTCTTGCTGTTCACCTTGAGAAATACCATCTGCAAATACTTCTATATATCTAGGTTCCTTCCAGTCAAATACCTTGCCTTCATCGGCATCATATCTAACTAAACTAAAATTACTTGCTTTCATATCTTATCTCCTTTACGACAGAGTTACTGTCCAGCCCTTAGCTGTAGCTACTGCAATTTCTTCTGCAGTTAATGTATTAATTGCGCCGCCATCTGTTAGCTCGCCAGAGGCACCTTTAAACTTAATAGTATTAGTACCAGAAGTTGTAGCTAAGTAAGCAGAAGTATCTGGTAAACTATTAATAGTGTTAACTGCTGAATCGTGGTTATAGTGACTGTAAGAAATGTTATTAGTCCAATACTTACCGTCTTTATACTGTGCGTATGTAGCATCATCTGTAACATTATTGGTATAGCCATAGGCAGTACCGTTAGCTGTATTTGAGTAACCAATATACTGGCTAACATCAAAGGTCTGGCCCTTCCAAGATACTGCAATAGGAGCTCCAGCGTTAGTTTCAAAAGTTATATCATCTATTACATTGCAATGATAGAAAGTACTAGAAAAGATGTTGCTCGTACAAGTAGGCTTTGTAACTACTGGCACATAAGCTTCCTGTAACGCACGGTTGTTATAATGCAATTTGTTATATAATCCATGAGAATAATTATTTATAACACTAAAATCAAATTTGTCCCACCATTCTTTGGTAACCTTATCTAACTTAGTACATGAATCAAAGAAAGAACCAAGGTTACCAGTAGTACTAGCTTTAACTTTCTGGCCTGTTCCTTCAAACGTGATTTTAGGTGGCTCTACAATAGAACTATAAGCAAATACATTTAAAAAGTTACCAACAGTTCTGTTAGCAGTATCAATGAAGCATAGCTCAGGCAGTGAACCCAATTTACAGTAATAAAAAGCATTTAATAGACTAGGTGCTGCGGACAAACCACAGTTTATATAAAGCTTTGGCAGTGAGATAGAGGTGTCGGTACAAGCAATATTACTACCATAAAAGTAATTACTAATAATATAGTTACTACGAGCACAGAATATCTTTCCCTTAAGTGCTTCCAGCACCGGAGTCATCGAATTATTATAGTTAAAATATTCTACACGGTCTATCTCCATTACTGGTAGCTCTCCACCGCCTCCACTGCCACCGCCCTGTATAGCACTAATTCTAGTGGCCATATCAGGTACTGGAATAAGCTCGGTAGTTCCTTCTTTACCTCTAATTGCGTCGCCTATGGCTGTTAAGGTAGTTTCCTCAATAAATACTTTTGCCATTAGTAACTACCTCCTTCAGCCGTAGCTATACCTTCAAATAAACTATCTACATAAGCCTTAGTAGTAAAGTCAGAGTCATTTGTTAACTCGCTTGTTTTAGATACAAGCTTATTATGTATTTCTTGTGTAACCTTCAATGTCCAAGTAGCCTCAGCAATCTTATAGCTAAATTTCAGTATATTTCTAATCACATATAATTCCTCTGAATGGTCTGAGGTAGCCAAAGTAAGTGTATCAAAATTAAAACTCTCCCCAAGGCTAGACTCTACTATAAGGTTACTCTTATAAGTACAGAACGGAAAACCAGACCCTTCACGGAAAGTATTTAGAATCTCTATAGTTTTTTCATCTGTAACAACTGCATTGACTGCTGGTAAAACTAGAGTATAAGGTGTTACACCTGACTTAACAGCCTCGTCTACGTATTCTTCTGTAGCATATCCAGTAAGGTCTACATTACCGCCTTCAGGAATCTCAATACCTGCAATAGCGTCATCTACATACTTCTCTGTTGCATAGCCTTCTAAGCTCTGGTGCTCGGTTAAATAGCCTTTAGCTTGTAGTTCACTCTCTGTAATGTACTCGGCCGGAACTTCTGTTATAAAGTCCTTAATATCGTCTTTAGTAGCATAGTTAGATAAATCGACATCTCCGCCACTTATTTGTGCCTTAGCTATCTCAGTATCTACATAATTCTTACTTGCTGCGTGGTTATCCTTAGTAGGCGTTACTGGAACTCTGAGCTGAAGACCCTCACGCACTGCAATAGAGTTATTATTTAAAGTCTTACCACTAACAACTCTATCTAAGTCAGCGTCCATCTTCTCGATGGGCATGTCATTCTGAATAGCCTGATGTTTATTAGTAGTAGGCACGTACCAGTTATACTGGTCATCGACAGTAGTAAACTTCAGTAAATTAGAAGTGTCTACACCTTCAGGAATGTCCTCTGCAGTTACATAACCCGCATCATTAGTAAGTTCAGATACCTTAGTAGGCACAGTTGGAATCTCAGACTTCTTAGCATACTCGCTAAGGTTTTGGTGCTCTGTTAGATAACCTTTTGCATTAAGTTCACTCTCTGTGATATACTCGCTAGGAATATTTGTAATGAAGTCAGATACATCAGGTATCTCACTCTTCTTTGCATATTCACTTAAATCAGTCTCAGGGACTTCTTCACGTGTAATAAATTTGCTGTCATTTTCGAGTTGGCTAACTTTGGTTGGTATCTCGCTCTTGAGAGCGTGCTGGCTTAAGTCGACTTCAGGAATATTTTCTATTGCTTGGTCGACATAAGCTTCAGTAGCATAACCATCAAAGCTTATAGGGTTCTTTTCAAAATAACTATTTATTGCATTATCTACTACTTCTTCTGAGAAGCCCTTCTCTTCAATTTCATCTATTCTCTTCTCTAAATCTTCATATCTTTTAATTTCTACTTCTGTATATACATAATCGCTAGGCCGAGTTCTAGGCTTGACTTTAAATACTTTATCAAATCTAGTAGCCTTGCCGTCATATCCGAATACACGAATATCAAAGCTATTATGTAGAAGGACATTAGGAACGTTAGCCACACCGTTGACGACTTCAGTAACTAAAGAGCATTCATCAGTTCTATTACAGAAATGCACTTCAGCTATAGTTGTGTCTTCTACAACAATCTGTCTATCTAAGTCCCATTGGTAGAAGTACTCTCTACCATCAACTATTCTAAACATGCTTGAGTTGCCTCCTTGTTAAAATTTTATAAGCCAAGAGCAGACTTGCTCATAGTCTTTACTTGTTTTTGAGTGTACACGTCAGAATAAGCGTATCTGCACGCGTCTATAGCGTGTGACCACTCGTGTGTAGTATCTTCCGTCCACTCACCTGTTTTCTTACTCTTTATATAACTAAAATTCTCTAACTCTATAATAAAGTTAGGACAGTTAGGGTGAACTACTATTCTATGGTCCTGAAGGAACATCAGGCCAGCTTTTACACTATCTCCACCCTTAATACAAGGATGGGCGTTAATTCCCTTATTTCTAAAATACTCTCTGCTTCGTGGTTCAGCTGCATCAACCATGATTTTAACTTTTCTTAACCCCATATCGAATATGGCCTGTGCAAGTTCACTAAGTTGACAGCCCTTTTTATAGAATTCTCCGAATACATAGATAGTTTTGTTGTTGCGGTCGTATAAGGTTTCAATGACTGCTGAAGGGTCTACAAAGCCCAAGTCCATTCCAACTCTGTGCTCCATAGTTTTAGCGAGCTCAAGTGGGTTAAAATCTTGTTTAGTCCAGTTAGTAATAACCAGACCTTCCGCGACTGCAAACTCACCTAAAGCATATATTTTATAATATAAAGGATTACTTAATTCTTTCTCTTCCAGAGCTTTTATATAGGCTTTAGGAAGGAATCTATTATCTTTATAGGTCGTCCTAAGAATCATGGTAGCTTCTATATCATAGACTGCTTCCTTAGGGTCAAACCATTTCTTATATACCCAGTTAGCTTTAGATACCGGGTTGAAGCTGACGAACAGCTGAAGGTCAGCTGCCATCGCTCTTAGACGAAGGTCTAACTGAGTAAAGTCATCTGCCGTAATCTCAGTAGACTCTTCTACCCATATATCTGTAATGTCTGTAATAGACTTTATCTTTTCACTGTCGTCTAAGCCTTTGAATAAAAATACACTTTCATTCGGTAATATGATTGTGTATGTCGTTTGATTTATTGTGCAATGCTCATACAGCTTCCACTTCTTTAATAAGTCGATTATAAGCTGAAATACTGAGTCTCTTAGAGTAGTTCCAAATTTACGTATTACTAATATTTTTCTTTTACTTTTACATGCCTTGACTAAAAGTTTTTGGCCCAAGAAAACAGACTTACCTGAACCAGCACCTCCATAATACACTTCATACCGTTTACTGTAGTCAGTGAGGTGAGGAAGGTAAGCCTCGTTAAATAGTGACTTCTTAAGCTTAAGATTAATAGAGGCCATAGTTAGTCCTCCGTTATCTCAATGTTTATTTCCTTATTAGTAATAGTGTTTTCTACTTTCTGAGTAGCTCCGTAACCTGCTCTATCAAGTGCGTCTTTACTTGCTGATAAAGCTACTTGCTCATTGTTACTGTCTATAAGCTGTTCTAATCTATGTCTTGCTTTATAAGCTAAAGGTTGGAAGGCTCTGTGCATTTCTGCATTAAGAGCCTCCTGAAAATCCTCACGTGCTACCCATTTAGAAAAAGTAGTCCTAGACACTCCAAGCTCAGCAGCTATCTCCTGCTTTTGCATTTTAGTATGTACGAGCATTTCAACAGCTTTCTGCATCTTTTGATTTAGTGCCATTGGAATTCCTCCTTACTTTTTCTTTGTTATAATAGCTCCTATAATTAGTGCCACAATAAAAGTGCCACACAAAATTCCGATACTTGCTACAATTGCGCTACCAATAGTCATTTTACTCTCTCCTTAAAAACTAAAATTAAATTCCTTTTCAGGCTTCAGGTGCACTAACTCAATAGTGCGCTTTCTGTTCGCTTTACCGAGCTTAGGTGTAAACTCAGTATTTCTCTTTATGTAATTCTTAGCTTCGAGATTGTCTAAGGCATTTCTGATAGTCTTCTCAGATACATTAAACATCTTTGCAAACTGTTCGTTAGTGTGATAGCAAAGTTTATTATCTCTCACGTAAGATTCAATTACTGATAACATCAGTATTTCTAAAGGGTTCAAGTTCGTATTAAAAAATTCAGTGTTTACTTTAATGTAATTCATATTCAATTCCTCATTCATTAATTATTCATTAGTTAAACTGCGCGTGATATTTTTCTACAGCAGCAATAAGCTCTGGTGTTTTCTTAAATACAAACCAGTTATAATTCTTATGACTAGTAGGGTCAGGAATTACCTCATAGTCTCTGAAGCCAAGCTCAAGAAGATAATTAAGTAATCTTAGGCGCTTTACGTAGTACAGGGTGTCGTTGTTCATTATCATAGTTTTCTAACTCCTTTATTCTGTTTTCTAGTTCTTTAATATAGGTTTTGAGCTGTTCCAGCTCTAATATTATACAATTTATTGTATGTAGGTTTTCATCGTTCATGGCATTTACCTCTTGTATAATTTAGCTGATTATTTATTAGCTGCTTTCATTTCTGAGCAAAAACCATAATACTTTGCTATAGCCAGCTTCCACTCATAGTAATACTGAGTTACAATAGAGTCATCTTTTCCATAGGCTTCAAGAAGTTCCTGATACATTTTTCTAGCACTATCAACTTCAGCTTTAAGTGCTTTCTTCTTCTGTGCGCGCTCGTGATACTCGCGCTTGCGTGCTTCTTCAGCTGCTTTTCTTTCTCTAATAGATATTGCCTCGGCAATATGGCTGTCATAATATCTTAGACGAGCTCTGGCCTGTGCTAAGCCACTTCTGAGCTTATGTGCTCCGTCTGCATCTTTATTTTTCTTAGCTTCTTCATAAGCCATCTCATAGCCCTTGATTTTATCTTCATAGAAGCTGCGGGGTTTATTAAGGTTGCATTTGATTTCTGATACATGCCAGTTAGGTTTATCTTTAGCTAGATTCTCAGCTGGGGTTAGAAGCTGTAAGTTAGTCATATAGTAATCCTCAATCTTATCATGTTCATTATTTATATGGTCCACAACTAGGCCTTCGGGAACTTCTTGCTCTTTAGAGTGCCATGCGTACATAGCGCGATGTAAGCCGATACTTCTTGTTTTGTAGACGTAACCAAATACAGATTTCTCATAAGGCACAATAATTCTGTTTCCATTCTCATCTAGCTCGTAGATGTTAAGCATGAAGTAGCCATCAGAGTTAGGGAAGGGTTTAATCTCGCCGTCTTCTCTAAATACTCGGCAGTCTTTGGTAATAGTGGTGATTCCGGAATTCTTTAATTCTTCTTTAGTTAATCTTCTTGCGTACATAATAAGTACTCCTTTAAAAATAATTACTAAGCACTCTCAGGTGCCTGCATTGAATTTAGCTAATTTTTTTTCAAGAAGTTTTAAAATTTACTCGCTATTCATCGTATTTTATAATGTGAGCGTTTGAAGCCGGGAAAACTGCACAGAAAACTTTTCAAAACTTTGTGCAGTTTGTCAGCTTACAAATTCTTCCAAATACGTTATAATATATATGTCGTTGAGACACTAAAGAAATTAATGAATGAGGAGAACATCACCATGAAAAACACCAAAACTATCGCTTGGACCAAACTTAAGGTACACATCGACGATTGCACCTACAAAATCATTCCGCTCGAAGGCATTTATGAAATGAAGCTTGAAAACACTTCTGGTGACATTCACAAAATGCTTAAGCAGGACCTCATTGAAGGCAATGACCGTTTTCTTATCGCTACCTTCGACTATACAGACAAAGGCTTTAGCTTTGAGATGTTCTATAGTTTTGATGAGTTTGATATGAAAGAGTTCATTGATTATGAATATCAGCTCGCTAACTTCGTTCTTGGTAACCGAATTAAGAAGCCTACAATTGTAACAATTAAATAATTTAATATATAACCGTCCCTAAACAAAAAACGCGATATGGAGCCCATAAACGGCCTGTATCGCGTTTTCTTTATTTACCCTATAACTTATATACCCTAAGTCTAAACGTGCCTTAAAACGCGTCTGGTGGCTTCTGGTGAGTAGAGGGGGGGGGCCCCCCCCGGTGTATATATATTATATATTCTTTTAAATATATATTTTAACTGTAGATTAACTATAGCTTTTTATCTAAAGATTTAGACTGAAGGCTTTAGCCTGAAGTCTATAGACAGCTTGCTGGCTACAGCTATAGCTTTAGCTATAGCAATATCTAAAAATAATCTTTAGTTCTTAAATAAATATATATATAGATATATATAAATATAATATATATATAATATATTAATATATATTATTATATAGGGTAAAATTTACCCTAGCAAATCTATATTTTTAGCCACATGGAAGGGTAAAATTTACCCTCTCACTTGATTGTGGAAGGGTAAAAATTACCCTAGCAAAGGATAAGTTTCTTTCAAAATATCTGTTGGCGTAAAGTGTTTTGAGTATGGTTTTCCGCAACACATCTTACCCTCTTGACATCCTGTAGACTTCTGGCAGCCAGCGCCAGTAGCTCTAATATTAAACATTTCAGGACTCAACTCATATAGAGCTTCCCAAATCTTTAACATGACATATTTAGTTTCTGTAGTATTTCTA